TGATGTTGCCTAAGCCCTCATCGGTACTTATATCTGTAATAGCAGCATCATATATTGGTGTTGGGTATTGGAACTTTCCATCCACTGACACCCATAGCACCTGACCGTTATAACAATCAATACCTCCGCAATCCTCAATCTCTTTCATTACTACAATAGGATCGGGATTGAATACATTAAACTTCTTGATATGCTTATCATCAAGATACTCTGTCTTCCCGTTCTTCGTTCTCTTTCCCTTCCAATCGACGTGCTGCAAGATATGCGATACCACACCAGCATCGTCCGTTTCTTCCAATCGGCACTGCTCAAATGGCATGAAATTTACCTCTGCCACCTGGCCAAGAACATTGTAGTTAATATGAAGAGCGAAGCCTCCGAAACGTGCAACATCATCAGACACTTGTCGAAGCATATCGTCCATAGTATCACCATATCTGTTCACCCTCCACGCAGACAGATTTTCATCATTAAAGCCGAAACCCTCAATGAACTTCTTGTATCTGTCAAGACATAGCTGTGCTGTTCCTGATGCGCTCGTGATAGCCATCAAGTTCTGTGGATAGAGATTATCGTCTCCGTAGCTCTGTAGGTGAAAGTTCTGCTTGTACTTAACCTCTACACGTGTGTCTGGCTTTTTTGCCGTTTTTACGTTCATCTTCGCCCTTCTTATTGATTACTTACCTTTCTTGTTGGTTTTGTCGTCCTCATCCGTGAGGTTGTCGTCCTCTTCTGGTAACTGCTGGAACAAAGATTCCTGCTCAGGGAACTGTTCCAAGTATTCCGCTGCAACCTCATCCGTGAGGTTGTCGTTGCAATACACTTCGCCATTGTTGAAGTTAGGACAACAAATGATAGCACCTGCCTTCAATCTATAATTACACTTTTCAGCCATTTTTCCGTTCTTCTTAAGATAAACATAAACTTCTATTAGTGCATCGTGATAGCACTGCTGACACGATGTCGGTACAAAAGTCTTACCCAGTACTTCGTAATAGAGTTCTTTGATACTCTCTTTATCAGAGTTACTGAAGGGACTATCGAAACGCCCCTTCAGCTCCTCAATCTTAGTATATGCTTCTTCTACCGTCATGCGTGAGTTTCAGTAAGCAATGCCTTGTACTGCGTTTCAGTTGTTTTGGCATCCGTGTTAAAGTAGAATAGCGCAGATTTAGGCGCATTCTCTTCCTTGAGAGTGACAAGCCAACCGCCATCTGTGTCATCGCTATACTTCTCGTTCACGATTTCCGAAGCGTGCAATCCTTGATAATAACCGTACACCTGATACTCTGCCTTGCCATTCTCGCCCTTGTGAGCATTACGCAACACAAGAACGAATGTACCATTAGCAAGTCCATCAATGATGTTTTGTGCCACCTCTGGACTGTTGTCAAGCACCGCAATAGGAATTTCGTTATTGAAGGTGTTACGATACTTACCTGTTGCAAGAGAGGTCTTCAAACCTGTATAAGGGGTTGCTCCCATCTGGACAACGGAATAACCCTTCTTGCCACTCTTCAATACAAGCTGCTTGATGATGTTCTTGCTATCCGTGTCGAATACTGACTGTGAAAAGTCAATATCATTACGATTGATGATAACACCATCAGCCTCCATTCCCTTTACCAAGGGGTTCTCACAGTTCGCCTCAATACTCTTGGCGATGATTGATTCACAAATTCCTGCCATAATTCTGTCCTCCTATTAGTAAGCAGCGTGGACCATATCGTCCTCAACGATGTTTGTACCGATACGACCAGCAGCATAAATGAAGTTACTACGCTCCTTCTTGTCGAAGAAGATATCAAGGTTACTCAGCAGACCATCTGCATCAGTAGCGACACGTAACTGATTGATGTTAGCATATACCGCACGGTATGGCTTGTTCCACTTAGTGCCTGTGTTTTCGTAAGCGTTGATAACGCTGTCCCAAACGTTCACACGTGCTACCTTCACACCGTCATACTCGGAAATGTCAAGACCGTCGAAGATAGTATTCCAAGGCATAATCTGCTTGTAAGTTCTCTTCACGTCATATGCAAGAGCATCTGCAAGACCACGTGAAAGCATGATAACAGCTTCGCTATCTCCAGTGATGCGAGCATCAGCATCCATACGCATAGCGTCGATGATGCCTGTCGCAACACCTTCCTTGAGGATAGCTGCCTTCTGGTCTTTGTAGGTAGTCTTTGTGTTAGCCTCGATAGCAGTAACCTGACCGCTATGAGCTGCACCGATAGCAAAGATTTTCTTCCACAAACCATCGGTAACGTTGAACAACTCCACGTCTGTTTCATTTGTCAGAACGCCACCGCCTGCGATATCCTTTGCATCCTTGTCTCCGAACCAGCCATAACGCCAGATAAGACGCTTTAACATGCGCTCAAGACGTGGACGGAGGATTTCGTTCATAATCTCGGTGCTTGTCAAGTCCTGAATGTCAGTGCCACCCTTGAGATAATACTCTCCAACAGTACCCTTGAAGTCCTCGTAACATACCTTGATAGGTGTACTCCAGTCTCCGAGTTCCCAACGCTTCTGAGAGTTCTTGATACCAATCTCCTTGTAGGTAGGGTTACAGCCCGCACCCTTAACACCGATATTGTTAATCTCTCCGATAAGGGCGAGTGGGTCACCATTATGTACCTTCATAAGCTTGGTGAATCGCTGGAAGTCCTCATCCTGCTCAATGGTCATAGGGATGAGTTCTTTCAAATCTCTTACATCCTCATTGTTGAATGTGATGTTTTCCAAAAACTTTGTCATTTCCTTATAATCTTTTAGTTATACACTCTTTATCTTACTTCTTCTTGAACGTTCCGTTCCGTCGTGCCTCAATCTCCGCACGCATAGCAGACTTGTATTCATCTGCTTTCGCCTGAGCGTTCTTACCCTCTGGCTTGCGCTGCTGTGGCTTGTAGTTAGACACAATCGTTGCCAGCGCCTTTTCTCCGCCTGCCATCTTAACAGCATTGAGGATGCGCAACTCGTCGGTAGTCTTAGCCTTTGCCTGAGCATCGTTCTTCTCCTGCTCGAGTTCCTCAATTCTCTTCTTCAAGTCTTCAACCTCCTGCTCGAGTTCCTCAATTCGGTCGCCGTTCTCGCCATCTTCGTTGCTGCCGTTAGCGTCTGTCTTGATGTCAGTAATGACACCATCAGCGACTACAATAGTCTTGCCGTCTGGCATCATAAACTCGCCATCAGGAGTTGCTTTGTCTCCTACCTGCGGCTCTCCTTCCTCACGCTCTACTGTGAGCATCTGTCCGTCACTTGTGGATAAGTCCATACCCTTAGCCAACTCGTCAAGGTTCTTAATACCCAACTTTGCCAGCGCACGGTCAATCAGAGAGGCTTTAACCTCCACTTTCTTCTCTTCCTTTGCCATTTTTTTCTTTGATTTATTGTTAAACACAGCACCCTGCTTCTTGGCTGAAACAGGCGCAATTACTTTGCCAATCAAACCGAGACGTATAGCCTCGTTAACACCGATATACTTATCTTCATTCATAAGTGCCTGCATCTCGTCCTTGTCGCACCCACAACGCTCTACATACAAGTTAAGCATCTTCTCTTGTATATCTCGCAAGTCCTTAGCCGCCTTATCCAAGTCATCGGCTGTAACAATATCCGAAAGTCCCCAACTTGATATCCATGGATTATGTACGCATATCTCTGCACTTGCATAAGCCTTACGGCGTTCCTTCGGTGCTGCCATTAGGATAACCGTTGCCATTGAAGCAGCGTTACCCTCTACCGTGCAAGTTACCTCCTTACCAGTGGCACGTAAGCGGTCGTAAATCGCCCAACCTTCTGTGCAAGAGCCACCATTACAATGTAAGCGTACATCGATTTTATTATCGTCCTCTGGTATCTGCTCGCAGAACTCATCCACGTCTTTGTAACAGATGCCTTCTGCCTCACCGAAAAACTTACTATTATTCTTTTCGTTCTCGGTTTGTATATCATTGAAAATCTTTAATACTGCCATATTCGTTATTAGTTATGTTACAAAGGTAGTTTATAAAAATAAAGAAAACCTTTACAAGGGTTCGTTCTCCACTTTCACAGCGTGAAAGGAATAAAAAAGGGCGACCACCTTCGCAGGTAGCCACCCTCACACAATCGCATGAAACACAACTTAAACTATTCGCTTCTCCATTCTCTTAACTACTCGGTACACGGTAGTTTCTCCGCATCCGTACTGTTCACTGAGATAGTACACGATATATCCGACCTTGTGACCTTCTTCTTTTAGTCGTACATAATCGTCATACATCTTCATATACTTAATATCTGACACGTCGATATTATTATCATTCATCACTCGTAGCAGACTTTCTGCTGTTCTCATCAACTCAAATTGCGTCATAGTATTGTCTTTTATTTTATCGTTGCTAATCTTTCTATCACCTCAACTCTATTATTAGTGCTGTTAATCTCTTCTACGCTTACCACTGGGCGTGGCATCATCGCCATACCCCTCGCA